CACCGTCGCGGTGGCAACCAGTGATATCGCTGGTGTGCTGGTCGGTGTTGGCCCGCGTTACGGTCCTGCGTCTGATTCGGACGCATCGACCGTCGCCGAGATTGTTACTGTCTAGATTTCCTCCGCTTCCCTTGCCGGGATACCGGCGGGGGAGTTTTTTATGCTTGAGCAAAAACACACAGTCGAGTTTGTGAAAGCCTACGGCGACTGGCGAGCTGGCGAGCGTGCCGAGTTTTCAGCCCAGTACGCGGCCAATTTAGAGGTCCATGGATTCGCTAGGATCGTAGGCGCAAGGATCCGCCAAAAGGCAAAGAAGCGTAAGGAGTAGATCGATGGCAACAGTGAGCTACGCCCTGACAACCTTGGCCGGTCTTAAGTCTCAACTCGGCTCCGATCCCGGCGATGACTCGCTGCTGGAACACTTGATCGATGCTGCGACCGAAAAGATTGAGCGTGAGACGGGCCGACGCTTTGCCGCGACTGATCGTGTCGAGTGGATCAACGGGGCAGGCCAAGAGCAGATCATGCTGGAGCAGTACCCGATTGTAAGGGTGCAGGCTGTCGGCGTGGGTCGATCGCCTCGCCTATATGCGACGTACAGCGGGACGGATATCGTGGCCTCGCTCATCGTGACGGAGGGCAATATCCGCCTATTGAGCATCGCCACGAACGGGACCAACACGACCACCGATATCACGCTTGATGCCACGACTACGATTCTCGATGTCGAGACGACGATTGATGCTGTATCGGGCTGGTCAGCGACGACACAGACGGACGGGCCATCGCTGCACCTGATGCCCGGAACGGTTAGCCTCGACTCGGGCGACACGGTTAGCGTCTACGGGCCTGATCACTGGACATCCCCGGTAGCGGTTGATGATCGGTCGGGCGTGGTCATGCTGGACGGATCGACGTGGGCGAGGCGTGGCGAGTGGTATCAAGGCAGCGTGCTTGGCGCGATCCGTGATTGGGATTCGGCGGGATTCGGCGGGCATCGGATCATGGTGCAGTACCGCGCCGGGTACGAGACGATCCCAGCCGATATCGATCAAGTCGCGCGTGAGTTCGCGGCCCAAATGTACTACAAGATCGGCCAAGACCCCAGCGTGCAAAGCGAAAACTTAGGATCGTACTCGCGGACGCTAGCAACACAGACGCAGGTAACCGACGATATGCGGGCTACGCTGGCTAGATACAGCCGGGAGGTGATCGCGTGAGAGTTGCCAGCGGGATACCCCATCACCTGTTTACGGACACGGCAGCGGTCGAGCGAAAGACCGAAGCGGTAGACGCTGGCGGCTCGCCCGTCGAGACGTGGGTATCACATATCGCGTCGATCAATTGCGCGATTCAGCCAGCATCGACCCGCAAGAGCATGATCTACGGGGCGGATCGGGCGATGCGCATCTTCACTTTGTTCTGTGCGCCGGGGCAAGACATCACGACGAAGGACCGGATCGTGATCACGGAGGATCGTACCGGCTCAAACGTCGTTCGGCGGTTCCAGGTCATCGGTGTTAAGGATTTGGTTACGGGCGGCGCGGTGCTTGAAATTGACATGGAGGCATCCGACGCAACGCCATGAGTTTTAATTACCACGAAAATCCAAAGTTCCGCGATGAACTACGCAAAAAGATTGCTGAGGGCATCAATCGTGCTGCGATTGCGATTCAAAACGCGCTCAAGGAAACGCTGTCGAAAAGTGCATCGCCGTCTGCGCCGGGCCAGCCGCCGGGGGCTGTGACCGGTTCGCTAAGGCGGTCTATCCAGATTGACCTATCCCGCGTGATGAGTCACCTTGTCGCCCGAGTCGGCACGGACCTACCCTATGGCCGGTCGCTAGAGTTCGGTGCGCGGATCAGGCCCAAGCGGGCTAAGGCGTTGAGCGTCCCGCTGACCAAGGAGGCTAAGGGCTACGATAGCCCGCGCAAGTTCCCGCGCGATCTTGTGATGATTACTCGCAAGGGCAAGGCTCCGCTGCTGGCGGAAGTCGCCGACAAAAAAGTGACGCCGCATTACATCTTGCTGATGTCGGTCAATATCGCGGCTCGACCGTGGCTCCGGCCAACGCTTGATACGTTCGCACCGACACTACCTAAGCTGCTGGAGGTGCGATCATGACGACGCAAGCAACCATCACGGGCCTGTACTCGGCATTGATCGCTGACCAGTCGGTCGGATCGTTCTACGACGATCTAGGCGGGCGTATCTATGAGGCCGTCGCCCCCGAAGACGGGGCGTTACCGCATATGGTTTTTGTTCAAGTCGCCGACCCGCCGATAAACTACTTGGGCGGCACGTCAGACATCGAGATGAAGATTCAGATCGACCTGTACAGCGAGCGGAGGCTGGGCGCTAAGGCTCTCGGCGACATCCATACAAAGGTGCTGGCGGCTCTTGAGGGATCGGCCATCACCATCGCCGGTTTTGTCGCCGGTCAAATTGAGTTTACGGAACGCGGGAGGCGAAGCATTGATGGCGATGCCCACCGCGTATTAATGGAAGCAACGATCACAGCTAATCAATGAAAGGCTTAGACCATGGCAAAGAAGAACATTGTCGGACCCGGCGGAAGTTATACGACCATCTCGGGATTTAACGCAAAATATGAGGACTTTTCCTTGTCTTTCGACTTCGGCGAAGTTGACAATACGGGATTTGAAGACAACGGATGGAACTATAGCGACCTATCGACTTGCAAGGTTACCGGGACTGCTACTGGCGTCTTGCAGTACGACGATACGTCTGCCGCTCCGTTTCCCAGTGCGTTTGTCGCTTCGACGTTCGCGCCAACAAGCGGAGCGGGCGCGGCCACGTTCACAATCCAGACCGGATGCACGTTCGCGGGGACGTTTGTAACGACCAGCACCAATATGTCGCGGTCGGCTAAGCCGGGCACGAAGGCCACTGTATCCCACAACCTATCAAACCAAGGCGCGGTCACTCAAACTTGGGATGAGACTGCGGTATAAACCCACAATATGCGGAGACTGATATGACAGACACGATTGATACGTTTGATGATAGCGATGCAAAGATTGAGGTCGCTGGCGTGCCGTACATGCCACAGCCTAGCCCGGTTAGCGAGATTACACCTAGCCCGGAGTATCGGTTGGTCGTGATCGTCGAGCGCAAGCCCGGCGAAGGCTGGCACGCATCAAGCCCGATGTTGACTGATGTTGCCTGCACCGGATCAACATGGCAGGAGGCGTACACCGGATACGCGAGCGGCGTGGGCCTGATCCGCAACAACGGAGGAAAGCCCGCGCCGCTGCCGCTAGTTGAGGTTGTCAAAAAGGACATCCCCAAGAAGACCCAGAACCGACACGTTCGCGTGTTGGCAATTAGCTAAAAAGGACGAAACAATGGATTTAGCAACCGCAGTAGGGGCCGATCGAATCGTGGTCGGCCAGTATAAAATCCCCCGCCTCACCATGCGTGAGCTTGCGGCGTTGACCGATTTAATCCGCGACGAGCGGCGGGCGGCGTTGATCAAATCGATCGACGACTGCTCGCTTGAGGGGTTTGACAAGCTCGCGGAGTTACAGAAGCTCGACCACAACCCCATCGGCACGCTTGACGGGGCGCGATGGTGCAATACTCCGCTGGGATGCGCCATAACCATCGAGGCGGCGCTGGCTAAGGATGACACGCTGCCGCAGACCGTGGACGACCTAGGGGTGTACGGCGGCGATGTACTGCTTTTGGGTTGCGAAATCTGGGGTCTGATTGTTGACCGCACGCCAGACCCCAGCGCGGAGGGCGAAACGGAAGACGACGGCCCTTTCCCGAAATTGAGCCAGACGACACCGATTGGGGAATGATCGACGCGATGTTGAGGCACCACTACAACGCTGATCTTGGATCGCTCACGCCGTATCAGGCGCGGGGCTTGATCTCACGGCTAGCGTTAGTGGTCGATGGCGTATCGGATGAGGATCGTAGCGTGGCTCGCGCGGAAGTACGGAAGGCGGGTCGGCATGGCTGATACAAAAGTAGCGGACGCTTACGTCGAAATCGGCGCGAAGATGGACAAGCTCGAACGCGACTTGAAGAAGGCCGAGAAGAAGGTCGAAGACGGGTTTGCCCGTGCGGGCAAAAAAGCGGGCAACGCATTAGAGTCACCAATTGTGGCGGCTGCGCTCAAGGCAACGGCCAGCTTCGGCGCGTTAGAGCTTGGAGTGGGCGGCGTCAACGTGGCAGTGTCCGCTTTTACGGGCGACATCGAAGGTGCGGCGGATGCGATCAAGCGTTTGCCAGCGGGCATTGGCCCGTTTGCGTCACAGCTTGACACGCTGCTGGGGACTGTGACGGGTATCCGTGCAGAAATTGAAAAAACAGAGCGGGCCACAAGATCGCTGCAAGTTGCTAGCGAAATCCGCATGAAGGCCGCGGACGCTGCATTGGAGGGACGCCGCAAAGGTGCCCAAACCATCCTTGACATTGAGCGTGAAATTGCTTTGATGCAAGCGTCACCGCGAGACAGGGCTAGGATGGCTATCGATATCGGCGGCGAGAAACAGATTGAGGCAGCGAGGGCAGAGCAGGATCGTCTAAAAAAGTCGGCTAGAAGTATCGCGATCGCAAACGCCGGTAATAAAGAGCAGATTAAAGCCCGCGAGGACATCAAAGCACTAGATCAAGACATCCTCGGCCTGCAAGAGAAGATCGACACAATCACAAATGATGGGTTTAAGAAATATCGCCGAAGACTAGAAGATAAACAGCGTGGCCTTGTGGCCGAGCGCAACGTACTGGGCGCGGTAGACGAAGCGGTTAAAAATGAGGTGCAAGGCCTCTATGATCAAGCGGCCGCGCAAGAAAAGATTATCCAGAAAATCCGCGAGCGGACAAAGGTAGAGCAAGACGCTGCGGCGCAGGCTCGCATGGCTAATCTGGAGAGTGAAAACGCCGCATCACTTGCGGGGGCATCGGCGCAAGTTGAAGCACTGACCGCCGAAGCAGATGTTGCGGTCATCACGGACCCATTCGCCCGCGATCGCAAGATTGCAGACCAACGCCTAGCCGAGCATGAAAAGCGGGCGATGGAAATACAACAGGTAGACCAGCAACTAGCCGAAGAGTTCCGCAAGCAATCCGAAAACATCCATCAATCCGAGATCGCCGAGATCAAGCGGCGCGAGCAGGAAAAGGCGCAGGCCGAAGAAGACATAAAGATGCGCGAAATGGACCGCATCCAACAAGATGAGATGCGGGCGATTGAGGTCAATTTCCGCGATCGATCGCGGGCCGAGCAGAAACTACAACGCGAGCAGGAACGCGCCCAGCGCGAAGCGACCAGCCGACAAGAGAAAGTCGATTCGACATCAGCCGTCGTCCGCAGCGTGTCGTCGCGTCTCTTACGCCCTGGTGATGCGGGATTCGGCGGCACGGCTGGAACTGCCGAGAACCTACGCCCGCAAAAGATTGAAAGCAAAACGCTCGACGATATCAAGGCATTGATGGAACGCAGCCTAATACAAGGCGGAGGGTTCGCGTAATGGCAGAAGTCAAGCAACGGCTGATCGGTGGCGCGACGATCACGGAAACGTCGGACGGGTACACCGTCACCGAAAAGATCAAGGTGGCGGCGGTTGGCGGAAGCGTCATCGCTCGCCAGTATTCCGCGTTAATCAATGCAAGCGTGCCGACGATCGGGGCGTTTCATCCCGTCGTTCCCACGGCCCGCGTGATCCGCCGCAGCATCGAGTCTCTGGGCGCAGACTATGCCCACATCATCGTGACGTGGGAGACGCCTAGCGGGGCGAGCGTGGATCAGGTGCCGGGCGATCCTGCGATATGGGAGATCGACGCATCTATCGAGATGACGACCACACAAAAGGATACTGGTGGCGCGACGTTGGCCGTGGGCTACACCTACCCGGCTAACTACACCAAAGTGGCGGGGATGGCGGGCCAAGAGGCCGAATCACAAGGCGCGACCGCCGACTTCCCGCAAGCCGCGTTTTCTTTGCGCGTCAGTCAATCCGAAGCGAGAACAGTTGTCGCGGTCAGCCAAGACGCGGCCAGCCATGTCGGGACGACCAACTCTAC